GCCGTCAATCAGAATTTGGAGGATGGATAGAAGTAAAAGCTAAAGTAGGGGATATTGTATTGATTCCTAAAATTGGTTCAATGAGAATTGATTTTGAAGGACAAGAATACTTTATCACAGCAGACAGAGAAATTTTAGCAACAGTTTTAGAATCACAAAATTAATTATGAGCAAAGAGATTAAGTTCGGAAAGGAATCAAGACAGGCATTATTGTCAGGGGTTAATCAGTTAGCAGATGCAGTCGTTTGTACATTAGGTCCTTCAGGAAGAAATGTATTTATCAGTCATGCAGGGAGTAACCCAACATCAACAAAAGACGGTGTTACAGTAGCAAAAGAAATCGTTTTATCTGATCCAACAGAAAACACTGGAGCACAAGCAGTAAAAGAAGTATCTATCAAAACAGCAAACTTAGCTGGAGATGGTACAACAACAGCAACTTTACTTGCAAGAGAAATCTATAAACAAGGAATTGAACAGTTAGAAAACTCAAATGCTGTTGAAGTAAAAAGGGGTATTGATATTGCAGTAAAAGAAGTTGTCAAATACCTACAAGATGATTATTCTCAAGAAGTATCTGAAGAAGATCAACTTAAACATGTTGCAACTATTTCAGGTAACAATGATACCGAAGTAGGTAACTTGATTGCAACAGCAATGGACAAAGTAGGTAGAGATGGAGTAATCACTATCGAAGAGTCAAAAACAGGAGAAACATACCTAGAAACAGTAGAAGGTATGCAATTCAATAGAGGTTATAAATCACCTTATTTCGTAACAGACAATTCTACAATGTCTGCAGTTTTAAACAATCCACTTATCTTAATTACAGATAAAAGATTACAGCAAGTAAAAGAATTATTACCTGTGTTAGAATCAGTATCTCAACAAAGTAAATCATTATTATTAATTGCAGAAGATATTGATGGAGAAACGTTGTCTACATTGGTAGTTAATAAGATGAGAGGTATTATCAGTGTAGCAGCTGTAAAAGCTCCTGAATTTGGAGATAGAAGAAAAGCTTCACTAGAGGATATTGCTATCTTAACCGGAGGAACAGTTGTATCACCTGAGAAAGGAATGAGATTGGATAAGTTTGATCCAAGTTGGTTTGGTAAAGCTAGAAAAGTTACTGTAGGTAAAGACGAAACAACCATCATTGATGGAGGAGGTACTGAAGAAGCTATCACAGAACGTATCGAAAACTTAAAAGAGCAAATTGACAGTACCGTTTCACCTTACGAAAAAGAAATTCTACAAGATAGATTAGCAAAACTAATCGGAGGAGTAGCAATGATACATGTAGGAGGTCATACAGAAGTTGAGATGCGCGAGAAAAAGGATAGAGTTGATGATGCATTACATGCAACTAAAGCAGCACTTCAAGAAGGAATACTCCCAGGTGGTGGTGTAGCATTATTACAAGCATCACAACACTTACAAAGTATCCTAGAAGGTGAACTTACATCACACCCAGATCAAGAAAAAGGTATCAACATTGTAATCAAAGCAATTGCAAAACCTTTTGAACAGATTCTTTTAAATGCAGGAGAAACTCAAGAGACAATTGATGAGAGAAAAGAGTATTTAATGGGTGGAGACAAATGGGTAGGATTTAATCCAAGAACAGGTAAATATGTTGACATGATGAAAGAGGGTATTATTGACCCAACTAAAGTTACGAGATTAGCTTTAGAAAATGCAGCATCAGTAGCAGGAACAATGTTGATAACAGAATGCGTAATTGCAAATGTTGAAGATAAAAATAAACAGGGTGGAGAAGTTGATCCAAACATGTTTATGTAATTTTAATTTAAAAACAAAAAGATGAACAAACAAGAATTATTTGATGAAATGAGTAATTTGTTCGAGGACTTCAAGACCCAACATAACGGGACTACAAAAAGATCTCAAGCTATTGCTAGAAAGAAAATTAACGAAGTTAAGAAGTTAATCACAGCTTACAGAAAAGCATCAGTAGAAGAACAAAGAGCAGCAGTTTAAGGACCGAAAGGTGGGGGGCATTGAGCTCCTCACCGAAGGTGCCACGCGCAATCTCAACAAAGAAGAAACCCTAAAAAGCGTTAAAAAGCGTTAAACCGATTAAGGGTAAAGTAAAAAAAATTAAAAAACAGTTTTATGACATTAGGTGAAATTATTATGTTAATAGTAGTTATTATTGCATGTGCAGTAGTACTAGGTTCATTCCTTTCAAGCGGAAAAGAAGACAAAACAGAAATCGAAACATTTCCAGAGTATACAGCAGAAGAAGCAGCAAACATTAAAGCAGCAGAAGAGGCTTACAACAAACCCATTGTAGAGATTGAGGTAAATGAACCGGAATTCGTGGCTAAAGTAGTTAGCGGAGTAGATGAAGCTCCAGTAACGGTAGAACTTCAAGTAGAGAGAAAAGCTCCAAAATCAGAGTTTCCTATCGATAAGCCAAAAGCTAAGAAAAAATATCCAAGAAAAAAGAAACCAAGTAAAGTTCAGGAGTAATGTCAGATTCAAGAGCCAAGTATGAAGAACTTATCGAAAAAAAGGGCTTCAAGGAAACAACTCCACATCAAAAAAGCTTACAGCTTATTTGTGAGATAGTACATGCAGCTTCAAGGGCTGACCTAGTTGAGGAGCTTGTTAATAAAGCTCTTGAAATATCAAAAGACGGTAGTATGCTTACACCAGCAACTGTCTTTCAAATTGCAGCAGATGCAGTAAAGGTAGATGAACTTTGCAACAAAATTAAATAAATGGAAAACACAACAGTACAACCGAAATTAGCGTTATCAGATACAACAGGTGTAACTTGTGACGAATGTGGACATACAATCTTTGAAGAAGGATTGATTATCAGAAGAGTGTCTCAGTTCCTTACAGGAACTTCACAACCTGGAATGATACCGATACCTGTCTTTGCTTGTAAAAAATGTAAACACGTTAACACAGAGTTTTTACCTAGAGAGTTAAAAGACTTGGGTGAATAAACTATAACGTAATAGTACAGGAAAGAGGCTTAGGCCTCTTTTTTTATGCCTATTTATTACTATAACAGTAAATAAGTAGGTATGTCATTATTTGAAAGATTTAAAGCCCCAACACCAAAGGTGTGGAGACAATTAGGGAACAGTTTATTAGCTATATCTGCAGCTGTTTCGGGGTACACAATATATGCAGATGAACCTGTAATTGCTACAATTACAATGGTGAGTGGAGTGTTAGGTAAATTTTTAACTAGCTTCTTTGTAGAAGATAACACACCACAGTAATGAGTATTCAAGCGTTACAAACCAAAATAGGAGTAAAAGCTGATGGGGACTTTGGGCCAACATCATATAAAGCTGCTTGTAAGTTTTTTAATCTAACACCGGAAAGAGGTGCTCACTTCTTTGGTCAAACAGAACATGAAACCGGAGGTTTCAAACTATTTGTTGAGAATCTAAACTACTCTGCAGATGGATTGAAAAAGATTTTTCCTAAATACTTTCCAGGAAATATGGCAGATCTTTATGCTAGACAACCAGAAAAGATAGCAAATAGAGTTTATGCTTCTAGAATGGGTAATGGAGATGAGAAATCAGGAGATGGTTTCAAATTTAGAGGTAGAGGAGCTTTACAGTTAACAGGAAAGGACAACTACACAGCATTTTCAAAACATCTTAACAAACCAGAAATATTAACTAACCCAGATTTAGTAGCTACTCTTTATGCTTTTGAATCTGCAATGTTCTTTTTTGATAAAAACAAACTTTGGTCAATATGTGATCAAGGAGTAGATGATGCAACTATTTTAGCTCTAACAAAAAGGGTAAATGGTGGTACTCACGGACTAGATGATAGAGAACTAAAAACTAAAAAGTATTACGGATATAAATAAAGGTATGGAGAATTTTGATTTAAGAAAATTCCTAATTGAAAATAAGTTAACATCAAACTCTAAACAGTTAGATGAAATTGATGTTAGAAAATTAGGTAGAAACCTTGCAGCAGGAGCTGCAATGACACTGGGAACTTTAGGAGCTCAAGGGCAGACTGCAGCACCAGCTCAAACTACTGCTCCTACACAGACTACTCAAAAATCAATGTTCGGTACACCGGAACAAAGAGCAGCAGCTGCAAATAAAAGAAAAGAAAATCGTAAAAAGATATTTGATAACTTTGTGAAAGGTGCATTCAACAGTAGAGAATGTGTTGAAGTAATAAGTGATGAAGAATATGCAGACGGTTGTACAAACACAGATAATGATGCATCACCTTACATAAACGGAACATCGACAGAGTTACCGGAAGCTATTTATAGAGAATTAGAGGATGGTACAAAAATAAAAATTGATTTAAAACATTACCAAAAGGTTATAAAGAAACGTGGTAAGGCTGATGATGTTGCATTAGATGGACTACAAGATCCTTCATTCAAACCTACACAATGTGGGATTTCAAAAGCACACGCTAAAGAAGATAAAAAAGACTGGGATAAAAAATAAATCGAAGTTATCATGAAAACAGGACTAATCATTACCTTATCAATGTCAACAATTATGGCCTTTGTAGGCACTTACTTCTTTAACCTTACAGCAGAAAATGTCGAACAGTTTTTAGCTGTTGGTGTTGTGGTCTTTGCTGATGGGTTTTTTGGAATATGGGCTGGTACCAAAAGGGAAGGTTTCCAAACCAAGAAAGCTCTTAAAGTACCTAAAACGTTCATATTTTGGACAATAATGTTAGCCTGTATATTAGCAATAGAAAAAGGATTTGCAGGAACTGCATGGTTAAGTGAAACTATTATGGCACCTTTCCTAGTATTTCAATTAGTATCGATACTTAAGAATGCATCTTTAGCTGGTATTGTTAAGAATGAATTACTTACTCAGATATTAGACAAATTAGATAAACATAAAGGAGAAAGAAATGCTTAAAATTTTTAAAGTTATAGGAGATAGAATTAAAAAACTGGATTTAAAATCATTACTAATCATTGGACTGATCGTTGTTATACTGTTAATGAGAGCATGTAGTGGTGATGGAGATGGAACAAAACCAGAAACAATAAAGGTTAATGGACGTACATATGAAGTTGTTGATAGAAAAGTAGATACTGTATATGTACCAAAAGATACAATCGTTTACAAACCCGGTAAGACAATCTATAGGGACAAGCCAATTTATATCCCTATTCCTCCCAATGTGGATTCTTTAGAAGTTATTAAGGATTACTATTCTGCAATCGTCTATAGAGACACATTGCATTTAAGTGAGAACATGGGGTATGTAAGTGTAACTGATACAATTACTCAAAATAAGATTGTAGGACGACTTTGGACTGCTAGACTAAAGCAAAAAACAGTTCACGAAACTACAATTGTTAAGGAACCAGCCAGAACTCAACTTTATGTTGGAGGTACGGTAGGGTTCGACACTAAGAGTCCTATTAACTTTGTAGGTCCTACCCTAATGTTAAAAACTAAATCAGATAGAGTTTATTTA